AAATTTGTTTAAATTTAAAACTAAACCGTACAAGCATCAACTAGATGCTTTAACCGTTTCCTGCGAAAAACAAGAATACGCATTGTTAATGGATATGGGAACAGGTAAATCTAAAGTATTAATAGATACTATCGCTTACCTTTATGATAAAGGTGAAATTAATTCAGCTTTGATTCTTGCACCAAAAGGTGTTTATAAAAACTGGGTGGGTCAAGAAATACCAACACACTTACCAGAGCATATAGAGCATAAGATAGCTTATTGGTCTTCGCCCTTAACACAGAAGATAAAAAATGAGATAAAAAGTATTTGGGATCCAGAGTGGGATCTTCATATATTTGTAATGAATATTGAAGCGTTGTCAAGTGGTAAGGCTTTAGACGTAGCTAAGAAGTTTTTGTCAAGGCATAAGAATGGTCTTGGTACTGGAACTTTATTAGCTATAGACGAATCAACAGTTATAAAAAACCCTAAAGCAAAAAGAACTAAAAGTGCAATAGATTTAGCAAAGATGGCTAAGTACAAAAGAATATTAACAGGATCACCAATAACAAAATCACCTTTAGACCTATACTCACAGTTTGCTTTCCTTGGGGAATCAATACTAGGCTTTAAATCTTATTATTCTTTTTGTTCTCGTTTTGCAGATATGATTCGTAGGTCTGCAGGAACACATCAATATAATCAAATACTTGGCTTTAGGAACTTAGATGAACTTACTGACCTTATAAAACCTAATTCGTTTAGAGTTACTAAAGAGCAATGTTTAGACTTACCAGAAAAGGTATATACAAAAAGAAGTATTGAACTAACTTCTGAGCAGAAAAAAGTTTATGACGAAATGAAAAAGAATGCTGTAACTATACTAGACGATATGGAACAAGTTACTGCTAACGCTGTTATAACTCAGCTATTACGACTACATCAAATAAGTTGTGGGTTTTTAAATACGGATAGTGGAGCTAGTGTTGAGCTAACAAACAACAGATTAAGCGAACTGATGGGTATACTAGAAGAAGTAAATGGAAAAGCAATTATATGGGCTAACTATAGGCACGATATATTAGCTATACAATCTGCACTTAAAAAAGAATATGGTGATAAATCAACTGCATCATACTTTGGTGATACTGCTGGAGAGGATCGACAAAAGATTGTTGAGTCTTTTCAAAACAACGACGATCTTAGGTTTTTTATCGGTCAACCAAAAACTGGTGGTTATGGTCTGACCTTAACTGCTGCAAATACAGTAATTTATTATAGTAATAGTTATGATCTTGAGGTAAGGTTGCAATCAGAAGATCGTGCACACAGAATAGGTCAAGAACAAAAAGTTACTTATATTGACTTAGTTGCAGAAAAAACAGTTGATGAAGTTATAGTAAAAGCACTTAGGCAAAAAATTAATATAGCTACACAAGTTTTAGGAGAAGATTGGAAAAAATGGCTGATATAATAAAAACATTTAAAGACTTGAGAAGAGAGAACGAACTAACTCAAAAACAAGTTTCTGAAAACACTGGTGTTAGTGTTATTACAGTTTATACTTGGGAAGCAGGACAAAGGCAACCAACCCTTGATAACTTTGAAAAAGTTTTAAATAATATGGGGTATGAGTTAAGTATAAAACCCTTGGAGGTAGCTCAGTGAACATAGATAGATTAAGAGTAGAGATAGAAAAAGACGAAGGCTGTAGGTACGAAGTCTATTTAGACCATCTTGGGCTACCAACTTTTGGAATTGGACATCTTGTAACAGAGTGGGATGACGAATATGGAAAACCTGTTGGTACTGAAGTTTCTGAAGCTAGAGTCAATAATTGTTTTCAAACCGATGTTCATGGCACAATAGACGAGTGTAAAAAATTATACGATAATTTCGATAAGATACCAGAAGAAGCACAGTTGATCTTATGTAACATGATGTTTAATATGGGCAGACCTCGTCTTTCTAAATTTAAGAATATGAATAAAGCTATTGCTGAAGAAGACTGGTTTGAAGCAGCAGTTCAAATGGAAGATAGCCGTTGGCATAAACAAGTGACTAATAGAGCAGATAGACTTATAAAAAGAATGGAAGACTTAGGTATTAAGGAACAAGTTGCTACTTAGTCAATCCTTTTTGTTTTTCATATGTTCTAAGACCACCAAGTCCCAGCATACCCATCAAAACTGTCATAAGTGAACCCATGTCAAAAGTTGGAAGTTCTGGTATTTCTACTGCTAAATAAGCACACACAAACATAGTAACAGGTGCAAGAACAAAATGCCAACATAAAGCTACTCCACAAGTCCAACCGATAAATGGTCGCCATCCAGCCACAAATATCGATTTATGAGTAGCTTCTGCCTTGTTAATTTCTAGCTGACCCTTTGCTAATTCTTGAGCATGGTTTTCAGCCATAGTTGCCACTTCATGTGCCAACTTGTTCTTCATGTCTTTATCTTCTATAAACTTACCTAGTAAGTTACTTACTGGTCCTATTAACGCTGTTAACATTATTGTCTCCTTTATGTTCGTGACCCATCCATATACCAAACACACCTGTCATTACACCCATAACAACAGATACAAACGCTGATTGACTAGCTGTTGGTGCGTCTAATCCCATAAACCATTCTGCACAACGCCAAGACATTACGGTACTAGCAAGCATCATCAGTCTTGGTAATATCTTCCATTTTAAAAAGGTTTCTACATTCATTGTATTAAAATCTCATTTAAACCAAAGCCTTCAAGTAAAACTAAAGTAAAGAATAATAATAATATACCACCTGCTATTAACTTACCACTGAAGTTAGTAGAGCCAATCTTAATAGCAACAAACTCATTACCTAGTATTCTTAGAGATAACTCAAAACTATTTTGACCTATATCTAAATTTACTATTTTCTTTTTTTCTTCTGTCATGTACTTTTCTTTTTTAGTTTATTTTGTACAGACTTACTAAGATCTTTTAAATGAAATAGTTTTACACTTTTAGAAGTATGTGTATTACCACTATGTAAAGTACCGTCTTTCATTTTATGAGACTTTCCTTTGTAAACTGTTCCGTCTCTTTTATAATGTGTTTTCATTAGTATATCCTCACTTTTTCTGGGTCTACTTTTGGTATAAGTTTACAAATACAATCATATACTTGCTCTTCATCGTTTTTCATATAAGTTTGGTTACTTAATTTTTTCTCGAAACTTAAACAATCATTTACGTTCCTAAAATATATTGCTCCTTCTGCAACAAACCCATTTAATGTACAGTATAACATAAATGCTGTCATTTGGCTATACTCCGTAAACTTTCCATAACTTGATCGATGTTTGGCTCTTTTCCATTCGGATTTAGTTTACATTTATATTTTCGAGGACAGCCAATATGAATATCTGTAAATTCTAATTCATATGTTTTTTGAGCACCAACATAAACACAAGCCATTTTATCTTTGAAAACTTTTTGTAGTTTAAGTCGACAAGTTGTCATAACGGGTTGAATTATTTCACCTCTTCGTATTTTTTGTTGTCGAGTATAGTCTTTAGGTGCGTTATATATTTTACCTTTTGCATAGGCTTTTAACCCTAGTACAAGACCTATAGCTAATACTGCAATAACACAAAATATTATGCCCATAGTTTGTAATGTATCTATAATTTCTTTTTGTTGTTGTCGCTTTTCTACTTTTCGTAAACGTACAGCTTCTTTTGCTTCATTGATTCGACTTGCACGTTCTGCTAAAATCTGATCCCATGCTGTAGGTCCAAACCTAAGATTGATTATATTCTTTAATTCATTACGTTTTTCTTCTAATAGTTTCCTGTCAATAAAATCTGTGGCTGTAGATTCAATACCAAACTGTTCTTTTATACCTACAGTACCAGACTTTTTATTCATTTGAGCCTCACCCTCAAAGAACCCATCTATCTGTTTTGCTATGCCAGAAATATCCTGTACGGTGGAAATATTTGATTTTATGAAGTCTACGGATTTCTGTACTAGGGCGATGCCAGTGAGAATTTCTGCAACAACCATAGCTACCTACTTTTGTAATGAATCTAGTATAGCTTTCGCAGAACTTGGCTTGGGCACATTTAAATCATCCAAATTACCTGTTCTTGATGTTGCACTAAACTCGCCATCGTTACCTATAAAAATTCTTCCTAAAACTTTTACAGCTTGAGAATGTGCAGGACTCATCTTTGATGCTTGAGCCATTGCTCTTAACTTATCAGGGTCTACTAAGGCTTGAACTAAAGCGTCTTCTCTAGCCTTTCCTCTTATCTTATTTACGAAAGTTAAAATCCTTCCAGGACGTGTAAACACACCAACAAAACTTCTTGCAGCAACTAAAAAAGCATTGTTTTCTTCTTTTGCAATTCTTGCACCTACATCGGTTAAAGCAGGTTTCATTGCAGCCAAAACTTTATTTAAATTTTGAACGTACTCTGGACTAAATAATAAACCTAACTTATCTTTATTATTTCGTATATAACTACCCATAAGATCTACATCAGGAATTATCACACCGTTTAGATTTTGTACTAAACCTGCGTTTTCATCAGTCATTTCTTTAAATACTCTTGCTTGAAATATTTTTTTTAATTGTGGTTCTCTATTTAAAATAGGGATGACTTTTTGAAAACGAGTTATATTTTCTGGTTGCCAGACTAAGCTAAATAGTTTTTCTGGTTCTCTAAGTAACGCACCACCTAGTTCTAATGTCTCATCTAACTCTGATAAAGAAGCAGTTCGTTTTGCATTTATCTGAGTAATAACTTCTCCAAAGTCTGATGCGTTATTTAATTTTGCAAGAGCTTCTGGTGAAAGATATTCTTTCATAACCGTTCCATACTTTTCTACAAAAGCATTATGAGCAGTAGTATCTATTTTAGTAATTACACCATCACTATTTCTTTTTACAACATTTTTTAACCATTGTTCACGAATAGAATCACCAACTTGAACAAGCACATCACCATTTTTAAGATCTTTCTTTAATAAGTCAGCTACTTCTAAAACAGCTGTCCTACCAGTTTTATCTGGAGTCATTACTAAGTTGAATGCTGCTTCAGGATTTTTAGCCGTTCTTAATTTAGCTACAGCAGAAAGTTGACTATTACGAAACTTTTTTGAAAATTCTGCAAAACCATCGTCTAATAATTTTAATTCCTCGGCTAACCCTTTGGGTGCGTTTGCTCTCGAAAGAACACGAGTTCTTGCTGTCTCTAATGCTTTTACCATTGAACTTATTGTTTCAGGATAAGGAGCATCCTCTCCTTTTAACGATTTCAAATAAGCCTTACGCTCTAATCTTCTCAGGTCTCGTAAGTTTTCATTTAAGGTTCTTAATGAAATATTCTTTACACCAATCGCTCCACCTTTTTCTGAAACAACAAAAGCATCATATACTTTGTTTACAACTTTTAATTCTTCTGGACTTAAAAAAGGTCTATCAGAAAAAGTCTTCTTTAAACTTGCTGCAATATTTGCTGCCTCTGTTGGTTTTATACCACCTTTACCAATAATAACATTATCAATATTTATACCAGTTTTTTCTGACCATGTTTTATAAAGAGCTTCATACCTCGTACTAAATCTTTGATTTGCTAGTTCATAAGCATTTCCTACTGCTTCTTTTACAGAAGCACCTACTTGCGAAGAATTTGCTATTGAAACAGGAAGATTAGCAGCATCATCTATTATAGAATCTATTTCTTTTAATTCATTTTTATAAAAGTTCTCAACAGCCGATTTACTCAACTCTACCGTTTCTGTTAAACCTGTTCTAACACCTTGACCTACCTTTTGTAATGCAATCTCACTAGTATCTATCGCTTCTACATTAGGGGGCATACCGTCTTGAACATTTCCTTTTATTGCTTTATCTACTTCGCCACTTGCTAATATTTGTTTTTCTAAACTAGGTGTTGAAACTGCAGAGCCAACAGACGAAGTTGAAGATTTAGCTAAAAGATCTTCTTCTCTTTTTAATTCTTTAGCTATTTGTATTCTATTAGCTTTTTCTGCAGCAGAAATTCCTGGTTCATCAATACTTGCTATCATT